AACGAGACTGAAAAGTTAAATGAGACTGATCTGGCATAAGAAAGTCGCTCAATACATCCAAGTGACCGGCCATAATCTGTGATTCAACATATAACTGATCAGTTACAGAAATATGATACATATCAGCAAAAAGCTGGCGTGTATTAAAAGTAGGAACAAACTCAGGGATGACAAACTCGTCGGGTGGCACAACATGATAACCATCAAATACGAACCTAGGACGCACATGGCGTGTGGTCTTCAATGCTTGGCGCGCAATAACAGAAACAATAGGACATTGAGGAGTTTCCCACACCGCACTAAGCGCCTTAGCACGTAATAATTCGTCCATAACTTTCTTACTAGCATGAATAAAAGAATGAGTCCAACCGAACGAGTTTAAAAACCGACGGGGATCACGTATGGCTTGCATGTCAGAGCCAAACACTAACCTACAAAACGAAGCATGAGTAGGATCATCAACCTTCTCAATTTCAATTGTGAAACCACATCGGAGATAATCATCAGCAGTCAAGGCGATTCCATGGGGCACACGAAATAACCCATCATCACCTTCAATAAGGGCATCAACCATATTCAAGGGAACATGTTTAGAATCCATAATAAACAAAAACAACATTAAATTGGTAAACCCATTGCCCAAAGAAGTGCACATATCGCCTGACATGCGGCGTCCACGACACTCGAGTCTCAGTCCAGAACGTGTACACAATTTATTCTTCCCACAGAGTGTACGACAAATAAGTTGACATTGTTTTGAATTACCCGACATATATGAATACAATTCACATTCACAAACTTGCATCAATTGTGGCGTGAAATGTGACTCAAAAGACTTAAAATCAGTGGCATAATAATCACAATTAGGCCTTGACAAATCCAATACCCTTCGCATACGTTGAAGAGGATTGAGATGTTTGACAAAATAAGACAGACAATAAACAGAATCCTCAATCGTAGAAAAGAAAGGCCCAGAAAAAACTTTAAAAGCATCACACCGCGAATTGATTAATCGAGTAAATTTAAAATCATCATAAGCTTCAGTTTTAGGAAAAGTATCAATATGTGAACATTGCTTAGTAGTGGGAAAAGCACCATTTAATTTATCATAAGCATCATCATATTGTTTCAATCGAGACTGTGAAAATCTCAATTTACTTCTCCACTTATCATAAGAAACAACATCACGAAATGGACATAAATTATTC